CAACGGGTCGCGCCTCCGCGCTGAAGAACGCTTCGCGTCCGCTGCGGCCCTTGTAGCGTCGCACGATCCCGGACGTCTCCATGACGTACTGGAGGATGAACGCCTTGACCCAGTTGCCAGCGTACGACGCCAGTCGAATGCCGTGCGCCGGGTCGTACTTCTCAAGCGCTCGCATCAAGCCCAGGTTCCCTTCCTGCACCAGGTCCGCCGGATCGAGGCGGTTGATCCTGGCGTACCGGATCGCCATCTTCACGACGAGCCGCAGGTTCGACTGGAGCAGGATCTTGGCGATCCGGTGATCCTTCGTCTCCTGGTACTCGGCGATGAGCCGCTCCTCGACTTCGCGGGCGAGCGGTGTCGAGCAAGTCTCGAGATCGCGCAGGTACTGAGCGAACGTCCCTGCGGACGGGGAGACAGCGCGTCGGCTCCTCTTGCTACGGGCGGCCACGCTTCACCGTATCGGCCGCAGGCGCGGGTCCCAAACGCTGCTCCTGGCGTCGGCGCGCAAACCGGTCGCGGACGACCTCACGGAGATCGTGGTGGACGTGCCAGAGCCCCTGCTTGCCCCTGCAGGGGACCGGCTCGATCTCAACGGCGTCCTCGATCTTCCAGGCGATCGGTCCTGAGAACCACCGGTCCACCGAGCTCGTCACCCACCCGCCGTACTTCACCACGCCGACGATCGCCATCTCCACCCTGACGAGAGGCTCCTCGAAGAGCTCGATGGGGACGCCGCGCTGGAGCGCGTAGGTCATGGCGTCCTTGTCCCAGGCCTTGCCGCTGTGTAGCGCGAGCCACTCTCCCTTGGTCAACTGGCCGTCCGGTTGCCAGGTACGGTTCTCGAGCGCCTTGTATCCGGGGCCGACGGCGGGAGCGCCGGGCGGCCGCCGGAGGATCAAGGCGTGCCACGGGCGCCACAAGGTCAGAGCGAGCAGCCGCGGCTGCTTGGCCGGCGTCACGCCTCGCTCCCTTCCGCTCCCGGCGCCGGGTCACCGGCCGCCTGGAGAGGCAGCGGCTCCAGATCACGCCCGCACACCGGGCAGCGCCCCGCATCGAGCGAGGCCCGAGGCACGTCGACGTCCCCGCACCCGCCGGTGCAGTGGACCGTGACGTTGTCGTAGCCGGCGGGCGCGCCCGCCACGACCATCGCGACCCTCACCTTGAGCGGCCCGCACTCCTCGTGCTCGTGGTCGTTCAGCGGGTCCTGCACCCCGCCGTTTTCTAGGAACGTGTCGATCACCGTGAGCGCGTCGCCCTCTCGTTCCTCTTCGATCTCCAGCACGATGGACACCGTGGTGCGCATGGTCAGGCTCTCCCCGGGAGGAACACCCAGTCGCCCGGGTCTCCCTCCAGCTTCGTCGCGAGCTCGCGCGTCTCCTTGGCCTGCCGGTGGAACTGGTCCACCAGGCTCCGGCGAGCGCCAGGGTGGAGCGAGTCCACCGTTTCGAGCGTCTCGGCGTCCGCTTCGAACCGGTCCGCGGCGACCCGGAGCCCGTGGACCACCGTCTGCACTTCTTCGGGGGTGAGGCGCATGGTCAGGCCGCCTCGACTTCGAAGCCGTACGAGTCGGTGACCAGGCCGTTGGCCGACCCGACCAACGCGCGCCCGTCGTCCCACAACTCCGTCACTTCCTCCTCCACGAAGCGCGCCGCGGCTGCGTCGCCGTTCGGTAGCTCCTCCGCGACCACCTCCACGTAGAACGTGACCTTGTACTTTCGGGTGCTCTTCTTGGGCATGGCTCAGACCTCCTCCATCCCGTTCGGCGCACGCCTGGCACGACGTGCCCGGGACTCGCTCCCCGTCTGGGGCAATCATGTAGCCCGGGTTCGGCTCCCTCGCGCAGTTGTGGTACTCCACGATCAACCTCCCCCGCCGACGAGCGCCCGTCCGACCGCACCAGGCTCCCACCGCCGATACCCGTCCTCGTGCGCGTACTTGATCGCGGTCTCGAGATCCGGCGCCTCGATGTGCCCGCTCGGGCCCTGCGCGTCGAAGCGCGTGCAGCGCCAGCCGCCGGGCTTGCTCGGGTCGCGAGAGACGAGCGCGGCGCCGCCGCCCCCGAGCGTGTAGGCCAGCTCGGCGCTTCCGCCGGCGCGGCTCGCCCGATAGGCCACGATGCGGATCCAGCGTTGGCGGGCGGCGCTACGGCGCTCGAGCCGCCGCCACTCCTCGTCGACGGTCAACTCGCTCAGTCCCGGCACAGGAGCCCCTCCTTCCCCGCGTACTTGGCATCCAGCGAGATCGCGGTCTGCGCCTCCTCACCTTCGACCGGTTGGAGCCGCACCTCGCCGTAGTCGTTCGCCATCTTGTCGGCGCGGATCCGGTCAGCGTCCCAGTCCATCCAGTCGGCGGCGCCCTGGCGAGCGATCCAGTGAACGTTCCAGCCCGCCAGAAGAGCCGGGCGCATGTCGATGACGACGACGGAGCGGTCCCGGACGATCACGTACTGCCGCCACTTGAGCTTCGAATCCGCCAGCGAATCCCGTCGAAAGACGTAGATCTTCACGACTGGTTGTCCTCCTCGTCGGCCTCGTACATAAGAGACTCCCACTCGTTCGGCTCGATGCCGGCGACCAAGCATGCGTAGTCGCTGATCTGGTCGTAGGTCATCCCGCGCCGAAAGCGCAGGACGGTCGCGAGTTCGCCGGCCCGCTTCGCGTTCCCCTCTGCCACAGCACGGGCGATCTCCTGGTCCATGATCACGGCGACACCACGAGATCGTCGCCCTCGAGCGCGCCGCGGATCTCGGCGACGTACCTCGGCTCGCACGCAACACCGCCCCCGAAGCGGATCGTCTCCTCATGGACGAGGTGCTCGTCGACCCACTTTCGACCGGCATCGGTCTCGGGGATGATCAGCAGGAACGAGCCGCAGTCGTCGATGTGGACGTCTGGTGTTCGTTTGCGGCGCGCCACGGCTACGCCGCCTCCCTTCCACTGTCCGGGGCCTGGCTGTCGAGGTAACGGGCGTAGAGCTCGACCTTGATCTGATGCCATAGACCCAGCACGGTCCGACGCCTCTTGTAGCGCCAGGTCTTCGGATCGCTTGAGGGAGACCAGAGCATCTCCCGCACCTGACCGAACGTCAGGCCCGTGCGGAACTCTTCGTATGGCACCAGCTTCGACGGCATCAAAAGACTCCTCTCCGAGCGTTCGTTCGCCCGCTGCGCTCCGTCGCACGCGGAGCGCAGCCGACGGGCGAGCGCCGGCCATGCGGGCTAGTGGTGGTGCCCGCCTCCCTTGCCGTGGTGGTGGTGCCCCCCGCGGCCGTGGTGATGGTGGTGGACCCCCGGCTCGTGCTTCTCGACGACGAGCTCGCCACCGAGCTCCGTCGCAAGCGCGTTGAGTTCCTCGAGCATCTCCGCCTCCGTTCCGACCATCTCGCGCCCGTTTGTCTTGATCGTTCCGTCTTCCTGGATCTCCACGATGAGCTTGGACATGGTCACCCTCTCCTGTTGATGAGCGTCAGCTTCCGGCCCTGGTTCTCAGCGAGCGCGATGGAGTAGCCGCGCTTCCTCGACCACTCACGCACGCCGAGCTCCGTGAACTTTCGCGCGACGGCGTTGATCGCGCCCACGTCGGTTGAGAGCGTGGAGAACGCCTGCGCCGTTCGCGGCTGAACGCTAGAACCCCATCGTCCTGAGGTCCGCGTCCAGCGCCTCGCGGACGTGGACCGCGGTCGGGACGCCTCGAGCGATGGCAGCCGCGAGGAGCCGCGCCTCCAACTCCTCGGAGATGCGCATGCGGAGCCAGCCGCGGAGGGCGTTGGGGTCGCGCGGACGGCCAGCGCCGGGGCGGGCGCCGCCGCGACGGGGCTTGCGGCGGGGCATCAGGTCGCGATCCCCGCGTCGCCGCACTCTTGCTCTACGCGCGACAGGTGCGCGCGTGCGAGACGGAGCTGCTCAGCGTTCATCCCACGCGGCGGCGGGTCGGCGCGTACCGCGCGCTCCCAGGACTCCAGCCGCGCGCGCGCACTGCGCAGGCGCTCCACGAGCTGGCGCCGGGCATCGTGATCGAGAGCAGCGGTCACGACCGCCTCGCATCGAGAGTGCCGCGCAGGGTGACCTTGAGCGCGTCGAGTTCCTGACAGCGAGCCTCGATGCGCGCGTCGGCTGCTTGAGCTCAGGATTCCCCACTCGACGAATGGGTATCGCGCGGACAGGTCGACGAGATCTCCGATATCCACGTCGTCGTCCGCCCCGGTGATCGTGACTCGGTCGAGGATCATGCCGCCCACCCACTCGCGCAGGTCTCCAGCAGGGCGGCCGCCATCTCCTTCCGGAGATCTCGGCCTAGTTGCTTGATCTCGTCGGCGAGGGCGGCGCGGGCGGCGAGGTCGGCGAGGGCGGCGAGGGCGGCGCCATCACGGATCTCCAGAGTGCGCAGCCGTTCGACCACCTTGTCGATCGCTTCTGCTGCGGCGACCGCATTCACGCTGCCCTCCTCACGAAGAATGCGGGCGTACAAGACGAGAAACCGCGGGTACCAGTCCTTCAGCGCTCGCGTCGCCAGGAAGACTGCCACCTTGTCCGAATCGTTTCGTGCCGCCGTGCCGCGCAGAGCGTCCACCAGCGGCCACAGGTCGCGCGTTCGCTTGATGTCCGCCTCACGCCCGCGCCCGTACGCGTCGTTGAGGGAGCGCCCGAACTGCGCGCGGACGGAGCAGACGTCCGGCGGGTGGTCGGTCCGCTCGACCCCGGGGGCTGGTAGTGTGCTGGCAGGGAGCGACGCCGCCTCGAGCAGGCAGCAACAATCCTCATCGTTGCCATGCGCTCCACAGGCCAGCAGGTACGGGAACTCGGTCTCCGGAGCGTCCGTCAGTGTCGTCGTCATCGTCATCTCCTCTGTGTTGGTCATCGTCACAATCACAGAGTAGCGCCTGCCTGATTCCCGTGCAACAACAATCTTACGTGACGGGTGTTCAGTGGCGTGACGCAATGCGATTGCGCCCGGTTCAGGCCAAAACTGCTGGTGCGCCCCGTCCCCGTCGCAGGCTCGGAGCCATGAAACGTTACGCTGCGCTCGGGGTCGCCGCCGTGATCCTGTTCGGCATCGGGTGGTTTTGGGGGCGCGCGACCGCGCCGGCGCACTTCGAGGAGCACGTCCGCTTCGATCGCGAGTCAAAGAAATCTGCCGCCCTCGCGAAGGCCGCGACCGCCACGAAGGAAGCTGCGAAGGACACGAGCGATTCGCAGCTAAACGAGCGGATCGTGCGCAAGTACATCCCCGTCCCGGGACCGCCCGGCGACTGTCCGAAGTCCGCCCTCGCCGAGGAGACCATCGATCGCCGATCGAACGAGCACAAGGAGGCGACCCGCGAGGCGACCTCGACGAAGCGGAGCGAGGTGGCGAGCACGGCAGAATCGAATCGCGAATCCGGCGAGCGTCTCAAGCTGGTCATCCAGGCCCCGCCGCCCCCCCGCTTGCACCTGGCCGCCTACGGCCGCTCGGGGCTCGACTGGAAGCCCGAGGCCGGCGGTGAGATCGGGGCGCGACTCGGGTCCCTGCTCGGGGTCGACGTGTGGGCGGGGGCGTCGGTGGACGCGGTGACGCGGGAGCCGGTGGAGAGCGCGCTGGACCGGGCGCAGGTGTGGGTGCGGGCGGAGGTGCGTCTCCCGTTACGCAGGTGAACCGGGACTCGATCGGGCGAGGAAGCTGGTAGCGATGGCACGGGCGGAGGTGGAGCGGTTGTCAGGAACGGAATCCTCTGGTAATGCTCTGAGAGGCGTGACCAAGAAGCAGCGACAGGGGCGGCTTCGCGGCGTTGGCGTGGCTGGGGCGTTCGCCCGGAAGTCTGGCAGCCCAGTGGCGCTCGCCATCGCCGCGTCCAAATACCAGACGATCAGTGACTACGCCGTGAAGCGGCTCGGCATCAAGCAGCCCACACTCTCGCGGTACCTGACGAAGAAGAAGTCCGGCCTGTCGGTCCCCGTCGAGGTGGCCGACAAGGTGTTCGAGGACTTCGGGTTGGGCGACGACGCCTGGCCGAGACCGCCGAAGCGGTAGCGATTCCGGGCGCGGCGATGATGTTTTCGCTTGTCCTGTGGTAATGGTCTGGTAATACTCTGGCACAAGGAGACCCGACCATGTTGAAAATCACGAAGAGCGTTCAGCCGATCCAAGTCAACACCCTCGTCGTCGTCCTCTACTCGGCCCCCGGGCTGGGTAAGACGACGATGGCGTTCACGGCGGAGAAGCCCCTCCTCCTGGACTTCGACAAGGGCGCCCACCGCTCCAAGAACAGGCGCGACGTGGTGATCGTCGACAAGTGGTCGGACGTCACCGAGATCACGGCCGAGGACCTGGCCAACTACAAGACGCTGGTGGTGGACACAGCCGGGCGCGCTCTCGACGTGCTGACCCAGGACATCATCCATAACAACCCGAAGGCGGGTCGAGGTGGCGCCCTGACCCTCCAGGGGTACGGCGAGCTGCGGTCGAAGTTCACGGCTTGGGTGAAGATGGTCCGGTCGTTCGGGCTCGACGTGGTGCTGCTGGCCCACGCGGACGAGCAGAGGAGCGGCGACGAGGTGATCGAGCGCTTGGACGTGCAGGGCGGCAGCAAGAACGAGATCTACAAGAGCGCCGACGTGATGGGGCGGATCGTCATCGCCAACAAGCGGCGCATGCTGAACCTGTCTCCGACGGACACGGCGTTCGGGAAGAACCCCGGGCAGCTCCCTCCGATGGACGTCCCAGACTACGGCGAGGCCCCCGACTTCCTCGCCGGTGTCATCGCGCAGACGAAGGCAGCGCTGAACGCGCTCACCGAGGAGCAGACGAAGGCGGCGGCTGCCATGGCGGAGTGGAAGGAGAAGATCGACAAGCTCGCGACGGTCGAGGAGTTCAACGCCACGATCGAGCCCATCAAGGCGGCCGACGAGAGCGTGCGCGAGAATGTGCGCCGCCTGCTGCACAAGGCGGCGCTGGCAAAGGGGCTGGTGCCAAACAAGGCGACGGGCGCGTACTACGTTGCCCCGGCTCCGGCCGCAGCGCCTCCCGCGGCCCCGCCCGCGCGCGAGCCCGGGTCGGACGACCTCGCGGAGCAGAAGACCGCGAAGAGGGGCAAGGCGGCGTGAGGATCTCTGTCACCGACCTCGAGTCGTATCGGTACTGGAAGGCGTCCGAGGACGCGACGCTCGCGGAACTGATCGAGAAGCTCTCGCACACCGCTCCGCCCACGCCGCAGATGGCGGCGGGGCGGGCGTTCGCGAAGCTGATGGAGCACGCCCGCGAGGGCGGCACCCTCGACGTCGAGCAGGTGGACGGCTGGGAGTTCGACTTCCAGGTGGAGGGGGAGATCGCTCTCCCGGTCGTCCGCGAGCTCAAGGCCGAGGTGGTGTTCGACACCCCTCACGGGCCGGTGACACTAGTGGGCAAGGTCGACGGCTACGACGGCAAGGTGATCGACCAGAAGCTCACCGAGAACGTCGACGCCGAGCGCTACCTCGACAGCCTTCAGTGGCGCGCGTACCTGGTGATGTTCGGGGCACGGGAGTTCGTCTACGACATCTTCCGGGCGAAGTACGAGCGGGAGCGCGGGGGCAAGGACGAGGAAACAGGCGGTTATGAGAAGGGCACGCCCACGGGCCGGATCACGGTGGACGAGCACCACCGGCTGGTGTTCTACGCGTACCCGGAGATGCGCGCCGATCTCGAGCGTGCGGTGTGCGAGCTGGCGGAGGTGGTGGCGACGCATGTCGCGCCGAGGAGGTTCGCCCAAGCATTGTGAGGGGTGGGGTCCTCGGATGGGGAGCCGGGCGATCTTTGCCGGTCCGCCACGCTCTCTTGCCCCCGTTGCCGGATCGCTAACCGGACGCACAGGCGGAAGGACGCCGCGGGTCGCTCGAAAGGGGGACCCGGCTATGGGCGGGGGCGCGTGCGCAATGCGAGGGCCTCCCTGTTCGAATCAGGACCCGCCCGCGAAAGGAGATCGGAATGATGACGACCAATGACCCAGTCGAAGTGCTGCCCCCTATGCCTCACCGTCGGTTCGAGGTGCAAATTAGCATCGGCGCGGATTCGTGGCTGGACGCCGTGCTGAAGCTTGAGTCCCTGGTCGACCACATCCGCGAGCACGGACATGGATGCTCGTCGTGCAGCGGTGGCGGATTGGCCAACCACGCCGTGACGATCGTCGAGGACCCGGCGATGACGCGTGAGCGGTTCGACGTCGAGTGCAGCGCGTACGCTGCCGCCAGGCGCGCAATCGCTGCCGCAGAGGCAGCCCCCACCCGCAGCGAATAGGAGAACGAGCATGAAGACGATCGAGATCAAGCACCGATGGACCGGGGCCGCGCTGTTCACGCACGAGGTAGCCGACGACGAGCCGCGGCCGCTGTGCAGAGCGCTGGAGTCGGCGAGATCTACGCGCGCCTACCTCGCGGGCGCCTACCTCGCGGGCGCCAACCTCGCGGGCGCCGACCTCGCGGGCGCCGACCTCGCGGGCGCCAACCTCGCGGACGCCAACCTCGCGGACGCCAACCTCGCGGGCGCCAACCTCGCGGACGCCGACCTCGCGGGCGCCGACCTCGCGGGCGCCGACCTCGCGGGCGCCAACCTCGCGGG